CAAAAACGACTGGACGTTAAAGACTCTGAAGTAATTGATGCTGAAGTTGTAAAAGATGAGTGATGCTAAAAAGGAACAAGAGAAACGTGTACTGTCCCTCATTAGGTTCTTAGGAGCACACAAGCAACATCTAGCAGAAGCAGAAGCGAAAGAGGTTGATGCACTGTTAGAACTTACAGATGGTAAGATAGTACAAGATGTAGGTAGTACAAGTTTTTTAGAGTTCATACAACATGTGTACCCAGGTTATATGGTAGGAGCGCATCATGCGAGGTTGGCTAAGATATTTGAAGATATTGCTGCGGGAAAGAAGAAACGAGTTATTGTTAACATTGCACCGAGACATGGTAAGTCAGAGCTTATTTCATATCTTGCGCCTGCATGGTTCCTCGGTAAATTTCCTCACAAAAAGGTTATTATGGCGTCTCACACAGCTGATTTGGCGGTTGGTTTTGGTCGTCGTGTCCGTAATCTGGTGGGCTCAGATGCGTATAAGGATATATTTCCGACGGTAGAATTACAAGCTGACAGTAAATCGGCATCAAGATGGGGAACAAACTTTAATGGGGAATATTTTGCAATTGGTGTTGGCGGTGCCCTCGCTGGTCGCGGGGCTGATTTGTTTATCATTGATGATCCACACTCCGAACAAGACGCCAAGTTGGGACGCGCGGATGTTTTTTTGCCTGCTTGGGAGTGGTTTCAGTCTGGCCCTCTTCAACGTCTTATGCCGGGCGGTGCGATTATTGTAGTGATGACTCGTTGGAGTAAACTTGATTTGACTGGGCAAATTGTAAACCAGATGATTAAGAATGAGGACGTAGATCAATGGGAAGTAGTAGAATTTCCAGCTATCATTGAGGATAAAGATGGTAACGAACAGCCATTATGGCCTGAGTTCTGGAGTTTAGAAGAATTACTTAGTAAGAAAGCTGCATTAGATGTACGATACTGGAACTCACAATATTTACAAAATCCAGTATCAGAAGAAGGTGCATTAATAAAAAGAGAGTGGTGGAATATATGGGAAGAAGAAGATCCACCCGATTGTGAATTTACAATTATGAGTTTAGATGCTGCCCAGGAGGCCAATAATAGAGCGGACTACAATGCGCTCACCACTTGGGGCGTCTTTTTTAACGAAGAAACCAATAACTATAATATAATACTATTAAATTCAATTAAAGAACGACTTGAGTTTCCAGAGCTCAAAGAGATGGTACTCCGTGAGTACAAAGACTGGGAGCCAGATGCATTCATGGTTGAAAAGAAATCTAACGGAGCCGCACTCTACCAAGAAATGCGTAGGATGGGTTTGCCTATTGGTGAGTTCACACCTGGTAAAGGACAAGATAAGATTAGTCGAGTCAACGCAATTTCAGATTTGTTTAGAAGTGGTATAGTATGGGCACCTGATAGACGATGGGCTAAAGAAGTAATAGAAGAATGTAACGATTTTCCAAGTGGTGCTAATGATGACTTGGTTGATAGCACAACGTTAGCATTAATGAGATTTAGACAAGGTGGATTCATTAGATTACCTAGTGATGAAGCAGATGAGATTAAAGCATTTAAAAGTTCTAGGAATAGACTGTACTCAATATGACAACACAAAAGTTTATGGGAAAAAATCAGTTAATAGATAGGTTAGCTGCTCAAGTAGGTAATCGCGATACTGCTATTTCTATTTTACAAAAACGAGGACAACTTAACGCTGATGGTAAAACATTTACGGCTGAGGGTTTAAAAAGAAACGCAATGACTGCAGAAGAACGCGCAAAAGATAGAGCATCTAAAAGATTAAGTAAACCAACTAATGCGTTTACATATAACCCAAAAACAAATACAGCAAAGCTTAAAAGGAAATAATTATGGCAACTAATATAGATAAAAGTTTATCACAAGCACCTCAAGGAATAGAAGCGATGGCTATGAATCAACCAGACCTTTCTATTGAAATTGAAAACCCCGAAAGTGTAACGCTTGATGACGGTAGCATGGAAATTACAATCGTTCCAGGTAAAGAAGATAATGACGAGTTTAATGCTAATTTAGCTGAAGACATGGATGAAGGTCAGTTGACTCAATTGTCAGGTGATTTAATTGGCGAATACGATGCTGATATTAATTCAAGAAAAGATTGGCTGACGACTTACGTAGATGGCTTAGAGCTACTCGGTTTAAAAGTAGAAGACAGAACAGAACCATGGCCAGGTGCATGTAACGTGTACCATCCACTCATGACTGAAGCGCTAGTGAAGTTCCAAGCAGAAACTATGATGGAGACATTCCCAGCTGCAGGTCCAGTCAAAACAGTAATTATTGGTAAGCAAACAAAAGAAAAAGAAGACGCTGCTGAACGTGTTAAAGATGATATGAATTATCAACTCACGGACATGATGCCTGAGTACAGACCTGAACATGAACGCATGTTGTGGGGACTAGGTTTATCTGGTAACTCATTTAAAAAAGTTTATTACGATCCTAATATTGAACGCCAAGTATCGATGTATGTTCCTGCTGAAGATATCGTAGTCCCATACGGCGCATCTAATTTAGAAACAGCAGAACGTGTCACGCATGTCATGCGTAAGACAAAGAACGAATTACATAAATTACAAGTTGCGGGTTTTTATCGTGATGTAGATTTAGGTGAACCGTATTTAGATATTGATGAAGCTGAAAAGAAAATTGCAGAAAAGTTAGGATTTAATCCGACAGAAGACGACAGATATAAAATCCTTGAGATGCATGTTAATCTTGATTTAGAAAATGGCGATAGTGAAGATGGAATTGCATTACCTTACGTAATAACAATTGATAAAGGTACAGGCACTATATTAGCGATTCGTCGTAATTGGAATCCAGATGATAAACTAAAAGCTAAGCGCCAACACTTTGTACACTACGGTTATATTCCAGGCTTTGGATTCTATTGCTTTGGGTTAATTCATTTAATAGGCGCATTTGCTAAATCAGGTACGATGATTCTTCGTCAGTTAGTTGATGCAGGTACTTTATCGAATCTCCCAGGAGGTCTCAAGTCTCGTGGGCTACGCATTAAAGGCGATGATACTCCAATTGCTCCAGGTGAATGGCGTGATGTAGATGTACCATCAGGTGCTGTACGCGATAACATCTTACCGCTTCCTTATAAAGAGCCTTCACAAGTATTAAATAGTTTGATGAATCAAATCATCGAAGAAGGTAGACGTTTTGCATCAGCTGCTGATATGAAAGTATCTGATATGTCTGCTAACTCTCCAGTAGGCACTACATTAGCTATTTTAGAAAGAACTCTCAAAGTAATGTCAGCTGTACAAGCTCGTATTTACTATGCAATGAAACAAGAGTTTAAACTACTTAAAGTTATTATTCGAGATTACACTCCAACAGAGTATTCATATGAGCCTGAAGTAGGTAATAGACGCGCTAAACAATCTGACTACGATAATGTAGATGTGATTCCTGTAAGTGATCCTAATGCTGCAACGATGTCACAGAAAGTGGTTCAATATCAAGCTGTAATGCAAATGGCAGCTCAAAGTCCACAAATTTATGACCAAGTAGAACTTAATAAACAAATGCTAGAAGTACTAGGGATTAAAAATATCGGAAAACTTATACCATCAGCTGATGACCAAAAACCAAAAGATCCTGTATCAGAAAATATGAACATTATTAATGGCAAACCGGTTAAAGCGTTTATTTATCAAGATCATAAAGCTCATATTCAAGTACATATGTCTGCTATGCAAGACCCTAAAATTATGGAAATGGTAGGACAAAATCCACAAGCAGGCGCAATTCAAGCTGCAGCTATGGCACATATTAATGAGCACGTGGCATTTGAATATAGAAAACAACTTGAAGAACAATTAGGTGTTCCACTACCTAAACCTGATGAAACATTACCAGAAGATGTTGAATTTGAATTATCTAAAGTAATGGCAGAAGCAGCACAAAAACTATTAGCTAAAGATCAAGCAGAAGTTCAACAACAACAAGCTGAACAACAGCAACAAGATCCAATCATTCAAATGCAACAACAAGAGTTACAGCTTAAAGCTCAAGATATTCAAATTAAAGCTCAAAAAACTCAAGCAGATATTCAAGCGGAACAAACTAGATTAGCACTTGATAAGATGCGTATTGAATCTCAAGAACGTATTGCTGGCGCTCAATTAGGCGCTCAATCTGTAAAAGATAATAAAGAGTTAGAAGCTAGACAGTTTGTAGAAGGAACTAGACTTGGTGTAGAAGCAGTTAAAGCTAGACAAGATTTAGAAGTAAGAAAAGAACAAACTGAAAATCAACGCCAACAAATGATGCAACAAAGGAATAAACAACAACCAAAGGAGTAGTAAATGATAGACCCAACGTTAGAACTACTAATTAACAAAGTAGCTGAAAAACGCAAAGATGTATTAAATTCAATTGCTGAAGGTTCTGCGAAAGATTATGCGCATTACCAATCTGCTGTTGGATATATACGAGCTTGCGATACTATACAAGGCATTATTGCTGACATCGTAGACAGGATGGAGAACTCGGATGAGTGATCAGATTCTAACCATGAATAAAAATTTGTTAGATGCAAATGGTCGACCGATTGTTATTCCAACGTTAAACGCAGTAGAAGCAGAAGACATACCGATAGAAGAAAGAGGTTTACAGTTACCTGAACCTAAAGGATATAAAATACTTTGTGCAATTCCCGATGCAGCAGAAACATATAAAGGGGGTATTGTAAAAGCAGATTCAACTAGAACTATAGAAGAGCATTCAACTGTAGTTTTATTTGTAGTAAAAGTAGGTGACTTAGCTTATAAGGATGAGGCTAGATTTCCTTCAGGTCCA